GTGCAATTCCAGTGCAGCGTGCTACGCACACACCACCTCGGCGAGCGCCGCCGCGACAACGATCCAGGCCAGCCCGTCGTGGGTACGGTCCGGATGTACTCCATGCTCCACAAGGGGCTGAACCGGCATGTCCCGCGCATGACAATGGAGGCCTTGGCCAAGTTCGGCGCTACGGTACCGGGCGCCATCCCTGACCTGCTGGAGCCCCAACTCCTGACCTTCGCCTCAGACCGCGGCATGATGGTAGTCGGCTTCGAGGAAATCACCGGCTGTAGGTATTACCAGGGGTGGTGGATGCAGTGGGTCACTGAGTGAGCCTGAAGCCTCACCGCGGAGCCACCTGCCGTGATAGATTTATCACGCTCGCGACGCCGATGCCGGCCGCCGCCGAGCATTCGCCCCAGCCCCCTCACGGGTTGGGGCGCTTTCGTTTGTGTCGTGCCACCCAACCGTTGCCCTCGCGCAACGCGATTTGACGAATTTGCCAATTTGACGAAATCGTCAAATTGGCTGCTAGAATGCCTTCATGAAACCAAGCAGCGCCACTATCACTACACCTGGCCAGCGGATCTCCCAGCTACTGGACGATCGCGGCTGGACCAAACGCGTCCTCGCCGTCGTGCTCGGCATAGACGAAGCGAGCATTAGCAGAATCATCGCGGACAAGAAGCCTCTCACCCCGAACCTCGCCCTCGGCCTGGAAGACGTCTTCGGTCTACCTGCGGAGTCGTTCCTGGAAGTACAAGCCAAGTACGACATTGCTGTTGCGCGACTCTCAACCCCTGCAGATCCAACAAGAGCAAGTCGCGCAAAACTCTTCGGCAATTTCCCCGTTGCAGAAATGATAAAGCGCGGCTGGATCCACGCCGACAGCCTGAAGGACACGGAACAAGTGGAGGCCGAGCTCCTCCGCTTTTTTGACGCCGAAAGTAGCATCGAGGTCGAAGAACTACCACATGCTGCCAAAAAAACAGACGCCCTATCTCACACCTCGGGTGCCCAACTGGCTTGGGTTTACCGGGTCAAAAAGATCGCGTCAGAAATGCTGGTACCGAAATACAACGAGCTTTCCGGTCGCAGAGCGATAAAGGAGTTGGCGAGCCTTCTTCGCTCTAAAGAAGAGGCTCGAAAGGTGCCAAGAGTGTTAGCCGAGAACGGTATCCGCTTTCTTATTGTAGAAGCGCTGCCATCTACAAAAATTGACGGTGTCTGTCTTTGGCTGAATGACCACTCACCCGTAGTGGCAATGTCCATGCGATTTGATCGCATCGACAATTTTTGGTTCGTTCTCAGACATGAGCTTGAACATGTACTCCGCGGAGACGGAAAAAAGTCGCCAATTCTCGAAGTGGACCTCGATGGCAAGTCGAACAGCGCAGATGCGGCCATTGAAGCTATGGAACAAGCAGCGAACGACGCTGCAGCGGAATTTTGTGTGCCTCGCAAGCAACTCGAAGCATTCATCGCGAGAAAGGCGCCGTTCTTTGCGGACCGCGATGTACAGGGGTTCGCGACCACTCTTGGCGTTCATCCGGGATTGGTCGCAGGTCGCCTCCAGCATCAGACAGGACGCTATGACCGCTTCAGGACTTACTTAGAAAAAGTCCGACACATTGTCGCTCCCAGCTCAATCGTCGACGGTTGGGGCGATTTCGTACCTGTCGACGATTGAGAGGTTCATCTAATTGAGCAATAAATCAACCGAAATGCAACGCTTCATCCGGCACTACAAAGAAGCGACCGGAGAAAAAGAAGTTGATATGCATAAGGTCGCGGAATTCGCGGCCCAATCAGGCTGGCCCCTGCCAAAGCCTCGCACCGCAATTGACCGTCTTGCTGAACAGTTCTCACAGGCTGCTCGCCAAGAGACAAGGCGCGACTCGAGGACCGGGCGTCCTTACCGTGCAAACCACGCGCTGCAACAATGGCAGGGGAAAACTCAGCTCACGCTTTGGATCGACATCGATGAGGCCCCACGGGGACCGATGCTCAAGTCACTGATTAACCGACGAGAGCAAATGGTGGGTGACGGCCTTCAGCTCACCCTGGACGCTGACCATTGGAACAGCATTCATCCGGACGAAGACCCGATCGCGATTCCGCTGGACTTCACAGACGACGTTGCGTGGCGTAAGAATGCCCCAGATGAAGACGAGAAAGCAGCTTAGAAAGGTGCGCCAACACCTCTAATCTGTGACCCCTCGACCCATCCGGGGCAGTGCAACTACAAATTGCTGCGCGATGTTAAAGGTCGAAGATTCACTCGTCAACCGTGCCGCGGCCCCAACGAGCCGCGGCATTTTCATTGCATTCAAAGGCGGGGCGGAGTACCCCATTCTGACAGTGTGTCCGTTCAGGGTCCGCCCCCGCCCAAGCACCCGCTTATCGTCCTCTCGCAGTTGCGTCCAAATTGACCGGTGTCCCTCCTTGCCGCATGCCCTTCCGCATCGCAAGACTGGCATGCCGTGAAGGTGCATTTCGTCTGAGAGAGGGCGTGGCTGGCAGCCAGCAACGATCACGAGGTGTAGCCTTGGTCGTATGCACCCCTGGCCCTTCGACAACATCACGCCCGAGCGTTGGGCGGCCCTTCCGGATGAAGACAAGGCAATGATCGAGGCACTGACCGCCACATTCATTGCCGAGGTAGTGCGCCAGCGCCGTGCTGACACTCGCGAGCCTCGCCCAGAAAACGTCGCCTACCCTGCCCGCCGGTGAGCTTTCTCGTACTCCACGATCACAGCCACCGCGAAATTCAGCGACGCCTGCATCGAGGCCAACATCTGCCGTACGGCTTCGATAGGATCGGTCATTGATTGCGCAACCCGCTCCGCTGGTGCCGCTGCAGCAGGTTTACGGATCGAAGCTACCCCGCGGGGCAACCGTCCTCGCCGCGCTGCATTCTTCACCGGCTGCAGGCCGGCAGTAGGCAGATAGGCAACCTCCGGCGCCTGGGACGCTTGAGCGAATTTTGAGTCGGTGCTAACTTCCATTTGTGATTCTTCCTTCCTACAGGGCTTGTCACAGACCTAACGCCTCGCTGGTTGCAGCCAGCGGGGCGTTTCCTATTGGGTCCGCCAGATCAGTATGCCTACCTGGTCCGGAGAGCCAAATTCTTTGTGCGACTTTTTGGTCTCTAACGAGACTGTTCTCATAAGCACCACCACCTTGGATGATGTAGATGTGCGCTGTGCTCACCACGGCCTGGCCGCGCTTCATGCGACATCCTCTTTCCTCAGCAGCGGCAGCACGGCGGACGACCACTTCACCTGCTGGATCGGCACGCCGGAACCATGCTTTTTGCCAGTGTCATAGATGCGTGCGAAAGATCGTCCGCCGTGCAGCGCCTCCCATTCGTCGCCGCGCTTGGCCTGCATCCCCGCCTCGGCCAGCAGCAGGTTCACCTTTCTGCCCGACAGGCCGCCCAGCATCTGGCCCAACTCCGTCGGCGTGAAAAAGAGCGCCTCCTGGTTTTCGGCTTCCAGATGGGTGTGCCCCAACTGTTGCAACAGGTTCACCTGCGTGGCGGACATGACGGCCTGGTTGGCGGCGATGGCCGCCGCGTTCTTGTCGCACCCGAGCAACCGGGCCGCGCGGAACAGCGGTGGAAAGGCGCGGGCGGCCTCCGTCACCAATCGGACGGGCGATGCACTACGGTAGCCGCCGGTCTTCCGAATCGAAGGCAACACTTCAGACGTCACCCACTTTTTGAAACGCTTGGCCTCTGGCTTCGCGCTTCCCAGGATCAACGCGTAGAGGCCGGACTCGTTGACGTGGCTAATTCGCTGGACTCCACCCGGCGTAAGGGTGTCGCGTTTGGCGACATCCTCAACATCCACATGGTTAAGGACCGCATCGCGAGGGTTGGCATAAGCCAACACTTCGCAGACATCGTTGGCGTTGAACCACGGCTCCAGGCCCTCCATCTGCACACGGACCTGGCGCGACTCGAAGTCGAATGGAATGACCTTGCTCATCGCTTAGCCTCCTGAGCATTTACCTGCGTAACTTGCCGCTCCTCGCCCATACGGTTAACCTCCGTCAATAGTGGTACATAACACTCAAGTACCAGTACATATTCGTTCACAAAATTATCGCTGTCAACACAAGAATGTACTTTTATGTACTCATCTAGTGACATAGGCCGCCGCATCCAACATGCTCGCGCAGCCCTGGGATGGACGCAGACCCAGCTAGCAAAAGTCTGCGAAATCGCCCCGACTCAGTTCTCACGCTATGAGTCTGGTAGGGCTACGCCTCGCCCAGAGACGCTCTCCAAGATCGCCGCTGCACTCAACGTCACGATCGAATGGTTGGCTACGGGCGAAGGGGCGGTGCAAGGAGACAACCAACTCCCTCCTATGCCTGAAGGATTCGAATCGGTAAGTCTGACTCTTCCAGCAGACCTCGTTGCCCGTATGGAGGACAGCGCGCGGCAAAACGGCCTGACACTTGAGATGGAGTTATTACGCCGGCTCGATGAGAAGAATGCGGCAGCAGCCTCTCTGGACAGCTTGGTGGAGCAAGTCCTTTTGAAACTTGCCGAACGGGCTGAGGCAGCCGAACGCGGAACCCTGGAACAACAGAGCGGTGGAGACAACAGCTTTCAGCTTGTACAGACCACTCGAGACGCCCTCCTCAAGCCGCTGCAAACCGTAGCCCATATAGCCGCCGAAGGCAGGCTGAAATCGAGGACTCCACAGATTCCAGGTGTGAACGCTCCTAAGGAGGGACTCGGAGGAGCACCGAAGGCCGAAAAACCTGAAAAGGCAAGGCCGGCTATTTCGAAGAAAAAAGTGGCGCAGAAGAAAGCCGCGCAGACCAGGCCAGAGGCCAGCAAAGATCAGGAGAACTGAACTCCCCTCGCCGAGACCGTAGTCCCCATCGGCACCAAAAGCAAAGCCGGCAACTTGCCGGCTTTTGTCGTTGTGGGGACTGATCGAGGCGAGTATGAAGTCTCTTTTACTGCCAATTTCCCGAGGCCATGCCTATACTGAGACACTGCCTGATGGCCAGAGGAACTTATATGTCCACCATTTCCACTCTACAGAGCCCGTGGCCACCTGACGCAGCGGCGGGCCATAAGTTCGTTGCCTTCATCGATATTCTAGGATTCTCCAACCGTGTTCTACACGATCCCGAAGGCGTTTTGGAGGCATATCAACAGTTCTGCGAATCCATTCTTGACTCGCCTAGCCAACTTCCAGTAGAGGCCACCGTCTATTCTGATGCGGTAATGCTGGTAGCTGACAATCTCTGGGCGATATTGCATGCTGCAAATTCGGTTTGGTTCTTCGCCTTGACCCGAAATCTCGTCATCCGCGGGGGAATTTCTTATGGTCGCTACTACAGCAAGAGGCACGATATGGGCCTCATGGTCGTCAGTGATGCTCTGGTTCGGGCAGTGCAATTGGAGAAAGACATTGGGGTACCGGCTGTAGCGCTAGACGATACTATTTTCCTTCCCGATGCAGCATGGGCTGGGCACTTTACGGGTTATGACAACGCATTTGATCAGCCTCTGATTCACTACACAGGCTTAAATATTGTCAATCCCTTCAATCGCGCCTGGTTCCGTTCTGCAAGAATGCGAATGCTTCAATTGCTTCAAAATAGCCGTGAGCCCAAGCATCGGGCCAAATACGGTTGGTTCCTCGGGCTCTGGGATGCGGTTAACGAAATGAGAAACATGACCCCTGACGTGTCAATTCTCGATAGATTGGTTCACGACGGTATCCTGCAGTGGGTGGGCCCTGTTCCGGATGCGGCGGAATCGGAACCTGCGACCAAGTCGCTTCGATACCGCATCCATCCGGAAGAACTTTAGGTAGCGAAAGTAATGCGGCGTGGCGCTTCATGCCTCCCCAATTCTCTATGCACAGCCGCCGACACTAGACCCACTCTAACGGACCTTGACAGGCTGCTGTGCAAAATCCACGCTCTCCCATCGTGCACTTACCAAAACACTGGGTCGGCACCAGAGCATAATGCTCGCACCACTTTTTCCGGGAAGCGTTGTGATGATGTCCGCTTGGGTAGAAACTCTAAAATTCATTGGAATTCCCGGCGCGTTGCTCGCTCTCTACTTCGGCTACTTGAAATTTGGATTTAAGGTTGGAGCGCACTACTCATTTTCTTTTAGCCAATTCGAAGCACAAGGCATATCTCAGGTAACTCTGGTGAATCTGAAGGATCGATCTCTACCAATTTTCGCGCTATACGCAAACCAGGGAAACGTGATCATTGAACTCATCAGGTTTGAAGCCCCCCTCGTATTGAAGTCGTTCGACTCGTTGCGTGTTGACATCCCTCGCGTGTCTCAATACTTCGTCGATGGAAAGCCATACGAATTCAGCGCAAGGAAGGAGGGTCGCCCCAACAGAACCAAGATCTATTACTCTACGGTCGGCGCCATAAAGGCTTGCAAACCGATATCCCCGCCGGATATGCACACGCTACTAAGAAGAAGTAGACGCCCCCTAGAGGTGGCTCAAGTTTCGACAATTTATTTCAATGAAAAAGTCTACTCCCCAAGGGTGATCTACATTGTCGAATATAAGATCGACGACAAATGGGACAATGCGTTCATTAACATTGGAGGCATCATCAGCTGGAGCTTTCTGCCTAACGCAATTCCGCAGCCAGTGTTGGCCGACCCGCAAGTGATTGCCAATCAGCTTTTGAATGGCCTACCCCACGTTCAGAAAATTGCAATAACGAAGACACATGGCTGGTATCAACATTTCAAGCCAGACGCCCCTCTCAACGGTTCGTTGGAAGAACGCCCGTTTTGGGGGGAGCGAAAGGCAGGGTCGAAATAGCAAAATAAATGCAAGGGCATAGCTTCGCTAAGACTTACATAGCCTAGCCCACGTCATATTGAGGTCCAGAATCTCACGGCGCACCGGAGCCGGCGTTTGGTCCACCTGAGCGACCGAATCAAAGTAGATCGGCCGCGCATGGTCGCAATACTCAACGCCTACCCTGGCCGGGGCCGCGCACCCAGCCAGACTTGAGCCGATTAGCAACAGCATCATCGTCCATACGGGCCACCTCGTTTTCCACATTGCGCACCTCTTGGCGGGCCTTCATCGCCTGTTCGTTGATCTGTTCGTTACGCTCCTGGCGCTCGGCCTGGCGCCCCGTGGCGCGGCCACGGTAGAAAACACCCGCCAGCGTGCCCAGGAAGATGCCGACGAGCAGCAGCCAGCCTTGCATACGTTCAAGCCACGTTCGCATGCTCCCCCCCCACGGCGGCCAGGGCCTGGCGGTACAGGTCCGGCCAGGCCTGCGGGTGCGGCTTGCCCGGCCGCCAGGTGCGCAGGTACAGCTCCCAGCCGGCGCTGGCATCGTCCACGGGCGGCAGCACCTTGGGATCGGTCCAAAGCAGCAGCCGCGCAACGCCTGTGGCCAGCACGTCGTCATACTCCAGCGCCGCGTAGATCGCATCCGGATCGCACGCCACGCTACGGGCCTTGCACAGCACCGCCAGGTGGCCCTTGCTCGCTGGGTGCAGATACACGCCCCACACACCGCCGCGACTCGCACGCGAACCCTTCTCGAATTGCCAGAAGCCGCGTGCCGGCCCTCCGATCTGCCGCCGGTGCTCGAACCGGCTTTCCTGCAGGCCGATGGCCAGCAACATGACACGCGCTGCTGGCGTATCCATCCGCGCCGGCAGCAACGCCAGCGCCGGATTGATTGCGCGCTCCACAATGACAGCCAGATCCATGCTCACCCCTCCCCGCCGGTCCGGCGCCAGGGCAACAGCGCCAGCACCTCTTTCACCCACGCGACCACCCCAATTTCCCGAATGCGCGACATCCACTGCATGTACGCACCCAGCACCCACCAGGCCGGCAGGCCTGCGAGCAGCATGCTCGGCCCGAGGACATAGAACCTGGCCAGCGCCAGGTCGTCACCGACGGCACCATGCCGGGCAAGCCAGGTCATGGCCTCCATCAAGCTGGGCTTCCACGTAAGGACGGCGACCGCCAGCGCTGGCCCGAAAATGAACGAGCACGCCACCGTGCAGATCGAGCGCACGGTGAACTCCCTTGAGGTCTTGGGCGGCATGATCAACAGCCCGAGGATGGCGGCCAGCGCGGCAGGCGCGCCATAGGCCAGCGCCACTTTCACCGCGGCGCCACCGCCGAAGCCGGCAGATGTGGGTTCCATGCAGAAATTCCTTTGATGGGGTCGCATTGCTGCCTCCCGGATGGACAAAAAAAGACCGCCGAAGCGGTCTATGAGCGATACGGATGCGAGCGCCTGGTCAGCGCTGGGGCAACCAGGCTGGCGCCACAGGGCGCAGAGCGGCCGCCGGGAAGCCTTCTGTCTCCGGCCACTCTCGCAGGGCGTGGCGATACACCTGCAGCTCCTGGTACTGCTCAGCGCTCAATGTGGTGCCGGCTCCGTCCTCGAGTTCGTCTCGATGACGCTGGACCAGAGCGTCGGTAGCGTCCAACTGCGATCCACGCCAAGCGCGCTCAGTAGCGGCCAATTGTTCGGGCGTCGGCGGATCAGGCTCCCTTGTCATCGGCTCGCCGTCGGACCCTGCGTAAAAGACGCGCCCTTGCAAATGCTCGGCATACAGCTGCTCGTATCGCTCGGTGGTAACAGCGACGCCGTCCTCGGGCCAACCTTGCGGGCTGGCCTCGTACACGTCATGCAAGCTGTCCGGGTAGAACGCCAACCGGCTGGGCGAAAAATAGTAGGTCGCCATCAGTATCCCCAAACTTCCCAGTAGATCAACGAGGCTCGATCGGCAGGGTTCGCCAAGTAGCCCCGCGAGTCACCGCCTACCCCATTGCGGACAATCGCAGCGGTAGAACCGGCGTCGATCAACCCAACGCCAGCGTCTTGCGATACTAGGAATCGCTCCGCATGCGTAGCGTTTCCGCCCAGGCACATATTCGGAAAGGCGATGCCGTATGTCACCCAGGCTTCCGAGTCGTAGGGGATCCTCGAAACGCCCCACTGCCGGATGAATCCCGTATCGCCGCAGCGCCACCAGCCCGTCGCACCGAACTGGGCCGAGGAAGGACTTCTTGAGAATGCGCTCAAGCGCCAGTCGATGTACTGGACCGTAGCAATCCTGGTGCTACCCCGATCCTCGACAGAGGGCGTCGGAGCAGTTGGCGCACCGGTAAACGCCGGGCTGTCCAGGTTGGCCAAGGTGATGGGTTTAAGCCAAGCGCCCTGGGCGCGCTCGCGGAATTGCAGGACACCGCTGCCATAGACGTTGCCTAGTTGGAAGCCCGCGTTACCGTAGACCCTGTGGAGCAAGAACCCGTCGCCGAGCCAGTTCTTCGGACCTTTGTTCCTCGTGTAGTAAAGGCCTGCCGGACGCATCGCGTCATCCAGATCTTCGATGCCATTTCCGGCACTAAGAGTACCGATCCCGAAAGACACGAACCTTGAGTTGATGGCATCCATTACACCGATATCGTTGAACACCTGCCCGGGCGTCTTGGAGGTCATGGTGGCCGTGCCGTTTCCGACCAGATAGTTGCCGGGCGGGATCCAGTTCTGGCCAGTACCGCCATGGATCGGTGACAGAACGTCCGTGGCCGTGCTCATGCTCAAGCCGGTCACTTCCAAGGCCAGGTCGGCCGAGCCATCGAGGGGCTTGGCGCGCGCCATAGCCCCCCGCTGATCGAGATACTGCGCGGCGTTTCCCACTTAGCTGCGGCGCCTACCGTCATGGCCGGCGCCTTTTCCGGCAGGCGCTCTACCGGCACGGTGCCAGCGGTCAGCCTCGAGGCGTTGAGGTTCTGGAAAGCATAGGAGATCGCGTCGTTGCCAGGCGCCGTGAGCTCGCGGCCGGTCAATGCGGCCACGGCTTCCAGGTGCCGGTAGATCCAGGTCAGCTTTTGATCCGTGATCTGCTGCACCGCATTGAATTGCTCCACCGACGGCGGCAACGAACCGATGTACGCCCAGCCGGTGCCGTATTGCGCAGCGGAGATGCGATCCGTGGTGCCGTTCTGCGCCCACGTCGCCTTGAAAAGCTCGAAGAAGTTGGTTTCAGCCATCAGTGAATTTCCCGCGCCAGCACGCCGGCGCCAAAACCGTAGAAGCCCTGCTCACGAAAGCCAAATGGCCGTTCCGTCGAGCCGGTAATGATTTGCACGCCCACGCCGGCCGCCGCCGGCACCCATTTGTAGGGATTCACCATCAGCGGATCGTTCGGCCCTGGAATCCGGCTGACCCAAATGCGGATCTTGGCGTTGCCCGCGTCCTGCACCACCACCCTGCTGACATCGAAGATGGGTTTGAGCGAGGCGGTGATTTCAGGTGTCGTGCCGTGGCCGTTGTTCAGGGCGATCTTCCAATACAGCAGCTTTCGGTACTCGGCATCGAGCAGCCGGGTCGAGCCGGCCACCGACCGCTCGTTGGCTCGGCGCAAGCGCACTTCCCCAAAGCCGCCAACATTTGGTTGCCCGGCAAAGCCGAAGAACCGCACATAGATCGCATCATCGATAACGCGCGGCAGACCGACGATCTCGCCAATGCCGTCGAGCTGCCGCCCCTCGGCCGTATCCAGCCAGCGCTGCTCGTACATGGCGAGCAAGGCGCCCTGCAGGCCGTCGGCCGGCTTCAGCAACGCCTTGACCAAGGCTTCAAGCCTCGGCTTGCCTTGGAACTGGCCCAGCCAGTGGGACCAAGCGATGCCGGCATGGTCTTGCCGCAGGTCCATCAGGTCACCTTGATGCGAGATTGGTCAAACACGGCCACCTGGGAATCCAGGATGTCGATGTTGGATGTGGTGTAGTCGGCCTGGCGGGGGACGAAAGCGGGATCGGTGGAATGGGCCAACCGCAGATCCACCGTGGCAATGCCCGGCGTGCGGTAGATCGCGCCAAAGAGCCGCTGGCGGATCACGTCGTCCCCGATCGAGAAACCATCCCCCGCCGCGGCGAGACTTGCCGTGATCGCGTCGAATCCATCCGGCGGGAACGCCTGTTCAGAGGGCGGCAGCAGCGTCACCGCGCACCACACCCAGACAAAGACCCGCTGCGGCCGGTCGAACTGGATGGGATGCCGGGCGCCTTGCTTGTCGGTCACAACCACGCGTGTCGCCCCATGGGTATCGATGCCGCCCCCTTTGGTCCAAAAGATCGCCTGGGCGACTTCGTCGTCCAGACCGCCGTCCACGACCACATGGATGCAATGCGGCGGCCGGCCCGCCGCGTCAACGTCATCGCTGGTGTTCTGGAACACACGTAGCGCCCGCACGCCAGGCACTTGATCCCGGATGTTTGGCGCGAGGCTTGGCAGGGTCGCCGCCCCCAGGCGGAACAAGCCGGTGGGATACCGCGCCCGTAGCGCGGCGTCATTCTCGGCCAAGCGCCCCGGAACGCCGGCCTGCAGGTTCTCCACCGCATCCCAACCATCCACGGCCGTCACGATGCCGTTCAAGTCGCCCGGCGCGGCCGCTTCTTCCGACGGGGCGGCCGAGACGGCCAGCGCCGGCGAGCCCAGGCGCACCAGGTCCAAGGTCGGTGACCAGGTGAAAGCGCGCGCCGCCCGGCCATCGGTTCGAAGGCGAATGGCCGCGCCGTCGCTGGAAGCGGCCAGGCCTGTGGACGCCAACGCGGCCACGAGGCCGGCCAGGATCGCCGGCAGGTTGGTGGTGGCGCCGGAAGTGTAGGAATAGGCTTGGCCGTCGACGACGACCTCATACAGCGACCCGGGGGTCACCACGGGTCGCAGCCACACGTCGGCAGCGGCAGCTTTGCGGATCTGCGCATCCCCGGCGAGCGCCCAGAGGTTCTGGCTGACCCGGTGGCGCACCAAGGTGCCGGCGGGAACAGCCGTACCCTCAGCTCCATACAGGACGACATAAGCCCGTGCCTGCTGGTCAGGTTGGCGCTTCACCCCGGTGAAGGCGACCGACCGATCCAGCGACACGCCGATAGCCGAGCCGGGATACATCGACAGGTAAACGCCCTCCATTTGCTCCCAGAGGGCCGCCGCTCGCTCGGCGAAGGTGTCGATCAGCAGGCCGATGACACTGTCTGGCCGCGTTTCGACGGCGTCGTTTACGCCTGCCGCCCTCAACCGGGCGCGCAGGTCTTCGATGATTTCCTGCCGGATTTCAGGCAGGCGCATGCGGACGAACCCGTCCGGCGTGAGACCGTAGGCCATGGACTACTCAAGAAAATGGGTTCAGGGGCGATGCAGGTCGACTACCTGGGCAAGCAGGCCCGCCGATGTGTCGGCCTCGTAGGAGACGCGCAGACGCCGCTGGCCGTGGTCGATTTCCAGCCCCAGGCGCCGGACGCGGGACACGCCAGGGACCTCACCGATCCGGGCGCGAAACGCAGCCTCGACCGCGGCTCGATTGGGAGCCTTCACCAGGACTTCCTCGAAGTACGGCACGCCGAAGCTGGTATCGAGGAACCACTCGCCCAGGAAGGCCAGCAGCGTCACCTTGATCTGTTGCGCCACCTTGGCGGCGCCGTCGATCAACGAAGCGCGGCCGACAAGGTCCAGCGCCAGGTCGTGGTTGTCGGACAGAGCAAGATCGATCGTCATCAGACAGGTTTCTCCGTCATGCCGCCCATGCCGTTGGGGTGCACGTGCACGGCCCCTACATCCTTACCGTCATGGGTAAGCCGGCCTCCCTCGAACGCCACACCGCCGCGGACGGTCATCGATGCACCACCCTCGCCTCCTTCACCGGACAGGCCCTGCGTGTACCGTAGCGGCCCGTTCACGGTCAGGGGCGTGTTGAAGGTCGTCTGTTCGGCCTGCACAGTCCAGGACGCCACCACGAAGCTCAGTGCGCCGGTGGGCGACAGCTTCATCGAGGCCTGGCCGTACTGAATGCTCAGATTCTCGGTATCGGCTCTGGCGATTCCCGGCCGCACCACGGGGCTGGCGAACGCGTCCGACAGGTCGAACTGGCGGGGATCGTCCGGTGGCCCGTCGTCGCCGGCCAGCCAGTTTTCGATAGAACGGGCCGAAAACGAGAGCGTGATTGGGTCGCCCGGCTTGAGCGGGACGGATATGAGCGCCAGCGCGCCGTTCACGTCCCCGGTGAACCACCTGACCGGCACCCGGACGATCTGGGGCGGTTTGAGGACTTCGCCGTTTGCCAGGCGCTTGGCCAGGGTCGGGCGCGCAGTCACCGTGACGCCGTCATAGGACACGACTTCCCCCGGCAGCGTCGTGTACACGTCTGCCAGTTCCGCGTCGATCAGGGCTCGCAGCCCTGCAATCGGGTTTTTCATGTCTTTCTCTTCTCGCGTTGCGGCAAATGCGGATCGACCAACTGCAGTTCGGATTGCCAGTCGCCGCCGGCGCTGTCGCCGTAGTGACGCACCGCCTCAACCCGCTGGAAGGCCTGCACCGTGCGGCTCTCCAGTTTGACCAGGTCGCCAGGATTGATCGTAGGCAGCAACAACGAAGTCACGCGCCAGCCGTCGAGCTGCTGGCGGGCGCTGACCAGGCGGACGTCGTCGTTTGTCTGGCTGTCGCGCACACGGGCTTTTTCCCTTGCCGCTTCGCGCGTGCGCTCCGGATAGCCGATGAGGCCGGTGTCGGCCGCCAGCACCACCGCCTTGCGACGGGTCGTCCCGCGCCGGCCCACAACCTGCAATTGCTGGTTCTGGATCGACCATTCCAGGCCGGTACCCTGCGTCACCTTGTGCAGCGCGGTGTGGGCGGCTCCGTAGAACGAAAACCCTTGCTGCCATCGGCGGTCCGGCACGTCGTCGGCCATCACCAGGGGCAATCCCATCTGGCGAGCCACGTCCCGGATGATGGTGCTGGCCTGCGCGCCCGGCCCCAGGCCAATCGAGACGGCGGTGTCCCGCACCTCGGTGTAGCCGTCCTTCACGGCAAGCTCGGTCACTACATCCGGCAGTTCGTACCAGGTGTAGGCGTAAACCACGCTGCCCGACGCCATCAACAGCGGCCCGCCCTCTTCGGCATAGCCGGCGTACAGCACGCAGCGCAAACCGGGTTCTTCCAGCGCCCGGCGAGTGTCCGCGGCCAGGTTGTAGATCCTGATCTTGTGGTCGTTGGGCTCTTCCTGGGCGTCCTTGCTGACTTCGAAGGTCACCCGCATGGGCTGCCGGATCTCCAGCCCCTTCTGGTTAGGCTTGCCCACCAGGAGGCGGTACACGCGATCAAACCGCGCCATGGGCCACCTCAGCCGCCTCGACGTACACCAGCGCCACCTTGCCGGCGGGCAAGGCATCCCAGTCGATTGCATCGCGCCGGTCGGGCGCCAGCGCCACCAGCTCGCCGGCCGGCACCGCCAAGTGCCGATACAGCGCCAGCAACGGCGTATCGGGCACAACGGCGATGCCGGCGACGATCACTTCGTTGTAGGCGTTCTCGATGGACAGCGTCCACCGTTCGGCCTCGCTGTTCCAGGACAGGCCCAGAAAGAACGTGACGCCGTCCAACTCCACCTCGGTGAGACTGTCATTGGCGTCCAGGATAGGTATCTGCAGCATCGCTTCATTTCCCGAAGATGACCTGTTTGACTTTGCCGATGAGCTGGCCGGTATCGCTCTTGAGCACCGACACTTCCTTGGGGGTCGCCTTGCCGGCGTTGGTCTTGGTGGCGCCTGCCTTGCCCTTCACGCTGCCTTTGACCTTCTCCGGAGGAATCACGGCCTGGCGCAGCGCGACCTTGCGGATCTTCCGGAAGTCCGCGCTGATACTGAACCGCTCGCCGTCCTCGTTGCTGCGGTCGATATCGCACCGCTCCATGACGAACCCGACATAGACATCCAACCCCGTCACGACGGTCACAGGCAGCCGGTCTGCGTGGATCTTGCGCAGAGCCTCCTTGGCCCCGATCAGCTTGGAGCGACCGCCTCCGCCGTGCCCGCCAATGCGCGAAGCGATTGTCTTCATCCCGCCCAGCAACGAGGCTTCCGCCGCCGTCACCCAGCCTTCCAGGGTCAGCAGCTCGGATTCCTGCACGACGTGGTCGGTCACCGGCGGGCCGTCTTCGACCGGATACTCGGTCGCGCGGCTGTTGAGCGATGTTCTCTCGTTGATCAGGGCATCCAGGGGCAGTACGCCGATGCTGCTGCCCCCGCCCCATCCGAACACCATCGACACGAAGCTCATCGCGGCTCTACCCCTACCTTGCGGCTTCTACGCCCGTATGAAAGTCCAGAAACTCTGCCAGGCGGTCAATGCTGCGCCGCTGCGTGTTGGCCAGGCCACGCGCGGTCGCGCCGGCTACCGCGCCCGGATCAGCGCCAGGCGCATTGACCGTGGTTTCGTTGTGGATTTCTACGGTCATTGGGCCTCGCGCACCAGGCGCGCCGGCGCGGACCGCGGCACCGGTCGACACGAGCGGAATGCCCGCCCCGCCGGCGAACGCCTGCCAGAGAGCCTTATTGCCCAGCAGTTCTTTTGGGGCAGCCATGGCGGCCTTCTGGTCGTCGGGCAGCATGTCCCCCGGCAGCAGCCGCTCCAGCCACTTAGCCGCCGCTTCGACCTTGTCGGTAATCCACTTGGTGATGGCGGCCCCGATCTCCTGGATCTTGGCGATCATGCGACCGCCGATATCCTCGAAGAACTTCCACAAGCCGCTGAAGGCGTTGCGCCAATGCGCGATCGCGCCGTCCCAGTCGCCGGAGAACAGAGCAACGACGCCCCTCACCAGCCCCACCCAGAACGTCCACAATGCGTCGATGTACTCGAGGACCGGATCGAAGAAGGTGCTTTTGGCTTTGCTCCGCAGCCAGTTCCAGGCGTCACCCAGGGCCTTATTGATCTGATCCCAGTACTTCCAGATCAGCCACAGGCCGCCGATGACGAGCGCTGCGATGCGGCCCCACGGCGTCATCACGAAGGCACGCCATAGCATTGGCACTACCCGCGTCGCCAAGAACACGAACACATCGCGGACCACGCCCAGGACCCACAAAAACCCTCGGAAGACCTTCCACAGCCCGTAGGCCATGATCAGGATCGTGCCGAGCCCCTTGAGCCAGGGCTTGAGGTCCTGGCCGGCTCCGCCGAGCATGTCCTTGATCTGCATGAGGAAAGTCTTGACCGTTTGGATCTCGTCCTTCCACTCCTCCACCGGGCCGATCAGGTCGCCCAGCATCGAGTCACCGCCCCGATACCAAACGCCGATGTCGTCCATCAACAGGTAGATCGTGTACAGCAGCGCGGCCATGCGGAGCATCGGCACGAGCGCGCGGTTCCAGAGGGCGAGCATCCGTCGGGCGCCGGCGGGGCCGCGGCGTAGCGCCATGGCCGTATCCAGCCCGATCGCCGCGCGCGTGGCGGAGACCAGCGAACGGATGAGACCGCCAGATTGCACCGTGGCCAAGCGAAGCCAAGCCCGCAGCTTCACCAAGCCCCAGGCGCCGCCAGTCAAGGCCAGCAGCCCGACCACCGTCTGGACGTGGTCGGCCAGGAACTCAATGGCGCGGGTGACAGCCAGCACCGCCTGGCGCCCGAGCCAGGCCTGCCCCCAGAACCGCTGAAAGGCGTTGTTCCAGACGGTCATGGCGTCCGCCATGGTCACCGGCATGTCCTGCGCCTCGATGCGCATCTTCACCAGTTGCGACTGAAGCGCCGGCAGGAACCTGTCGCTGGTGAGGCGGCCAGCCTTCACCTGCTCGAGCAGCTTGTCCGTGGTCAGGCCCAACCCATCCGCCAGCGCCACCTGCAGGCGAGGCGCAGCGCGCATCAGCGTGCTGTACTGGTGCATGGCCAGCTTGCCCTGCATGATGGCGGTGGTCAGCGAAGCGATGACCGATTCCTGGTCTTGCGCCTTCGTGCTGGATAGCGCCATCCCCAGCGCCAGCCCTTCCGTCACGTCCACCGTGTCCTGGGTGCTTTTGCCCAGGTCGGCCATGGTGCGGCGCGTGCGGACGAACAGCTCGGCGCTGGACTCGTACGATTTGTAGGTCAGGCGGGCCACGCGGGCCAGTTGTTGATCAACCTCCGTGTACTCCTGCGCCGAAGCGGTCGCCTGGCGCATGCGGGCCTCCATCTGACCCCACGCATCGATGTCGCTGAAGATCCGCCGGACGACGGCCACGCCAAATACCGTGCCGACGATCTTGCGCAGGCCCGAGAAGGCGCCGGCCTGCTCCCTGAGCACGCGCACGCCCTGCCATTGCGCGCGGGTCATTCTGTCCTGAGCCTGGCGGGCGTCCTGGATGCCCAGGCGAATGCCCTCCCAGGTGCCGATTCCGATTTCCCGAACCGTGTGCAGGCCGCTGCGCGCCTTGGCCATGAAGGTGCCGTAGGCGGCCTGAACCTGTCCAATCCGAGCTCGCGCATCCGCGACGTTGACTGGAAAAGCCGATGCCGCCCCAACGCCAGCAACAGCCGCAGCCGCGCCACGAGGTACCGACGGCAGGCCTACGGACGTCGGCGTGCTCACGGCCGGCGTGGGTATGGCTGCGGGTCGCAGGGTCGCGGCCTGCCGTAAGCTCTCTCGCATGCGTTGCACGGCGGATTCGGTGACCCGTGCAATGGTGTCCTGGACCTCCGAATAGGCTTGCTGGTACCGCTGCAGACCCGAATCGTCCACCTCGTACCGCAGGAGCGTCACCAGCTCGCGAACTACATTCATCGGTCTTTCCTATTGGCGTGGGCCTGTTGGGCTTCCTGCGCGTCCATCAGGGCATTCAGCTTCAGGATGTCCAGCAGGTCCACATGCCCCTGGCGCGCTGCCTCGGGACTGACGAGACGGGCCAGGATCGGCCGCCAGATGATCAGCTCTCGCTCAAAGTCGGGGCGGAAGACGCCGACAGATTCCCCAGCTTCCCGCGGGCCAGACCAAAGCGGCTGGCCCAACGCGCCAAAGGGCCGGCGAAGTTGTGCATCAGGACGTGGTACATGAGCTCCAGGATTTCGGAGAAGTCCTGGAACGCCAGCCCGCGATGGGCGTCGGTGAGCTTTTGAGGCTCGCGGCCCTCGAGCTCGAAGCTGACGTTGTCCGGGCCGACCAGCAGCCCAAACCACGTCTGCAGGTCTTCACCGCCCAGGCGGCTGGACAGGTGTCGCAGGGCTTGCATGACGGCCTGCTCGTCCCGCAGTGAGGCCTCGCCAGCCCCAGCCGAGCCGTCGCTCGCCTCGCCACCCACGACGGCGCCAAACAGCGAGCCAGCAGCCGGCAAGATTTCTTTCTGCAGGTCGCCCAGCAGTTTGAGTTGGGTAAACGCGTCGAACTTGAGGATATGGAAAGTGGTGGTTCCAATGGGAACCGACAGCGTGCGGCTCATCAGCTATTGCCTCCGATGACGTTGATGGAAGGCCCCGTTTCGATCACCCATTCACGGGTGCCGACCTTGGCGCCGTAGCCGGCTTCGGGGTTTTTGACGATCCAGGCGGAATCCGCGGCGTGCAGCGACTTGCCCCGCAGGTCGGTCACGGCCACCGGCACGGCGCCGTCGCCGTCGGTCGCCTTGTCGGCCTGGTGCAAGGCCGACAGAAGCGCGTTGCTGGCGCTGGTTTGCAACAGCGTCACGGTGATGCGCAGGCGCGTGTCGCGCGACATGGCGCGGGCCACCTCACCATCGACGCCCGAAACCGAGGTAATTCCCTCGCCAATCTCGGCCACGGTAACAAAGGTGTCTTCGGCCAGGCCGCTGAGCGCGATCGCGCCCATCACGATCTTCACCCGGCTCGGGGCATAGCTTTTTACGGACATGCTCAGGTGCTCCGCTTAGATTTGTTGATAGGTCAGGTTGCCCTTGATGTCGGCAACATGAATGGCACCGGCCAGGCGAGCACTGAACTTGAGGTCACGCAGGACGCGGTTGGCCTTGTCGTTCGCAGGGATGTTCATCGAAAGCGGCGCCGAGATCACAAAGCCCGGGATGATCTTGCCGGCGGCATCGACCTCGTCGGGCGCCACCAGACCGCGGGCCTGCGCCAGCATCAGCGCCTTGCGCACGCCGGTCACCAGGACCTGGATGCCATCGTCGGTGAACGGCACCTTTCCGGGCGCGTTGACGAGTTGGGTGGCCACCTCGATCTTGACCTGCTCGGCCAGCCAGTCGCGGCCGCGGATGACGTCGATCCACTCGCCCGCGGCCACCTTGCCGTTCTGGGTCACGGCGAAGCTGCGCATCTGCTCGAAGGTGTTGGCGTTCTTGGCGTGCGCCGCCAGCGCCTGGCCCTCGGCCAGCCCGTCGTAGGTAATACCGGCCAGGCGCGCGTTGGCCCAGGTTTCACCGCCCGGATAGAACGTGAAACGGTTGGCTGCCACCGCCGCTTCCAGCGCCTCGCTGTCGGCCTTACCGTGAAACCAGACGTGCGTGCGGAAATACTGCTTCTGCTGGCATTTCGAGGCCAGGTCGTCGGTGACGGCCGCGTCGAGGATGCCGGCCTGGGCGCTGGAAACGCCGAACAGCCGCCCGTTCGATTCGACCCATTCGGCAGCATCCAGGATGTCGGCCTCCTTGCGGCTGGCCAACGCAACGCCGTACCAGTCGGCGTTTTCCTTGCTGCATGCGGCCAGGGCAGCGGTCGGCGTCTCCGAGCTGGTCGCGATACCCACCAACAGATTGCCCTTGACCGCGACCGCTACTGCGGTACCGGCGTCCTTTGCCGTAATGGAGATCTCCGAGCCGACCGAGGTCGGCGACACCGGGGCGCCGCCTGCGACGATAGCCTGCACCAAGCCGGCGGCGATCGTCGCCGGCGTGCTGTCGGCCAGGCCGGTGAACTTGGACGCCACCGACTGGACGTTGCCATCCTGACCTCGCCAGGACAACGTAATCGCATAATCGCTGGTGTTCGCCCGCGTGACTGTGACGCGCGAGGTCTCCACATGGCGCCGGCCGACGAAGACTCGCGGCACGGTCGGGATTTGCTTGAAAGCGTCGCGCACGGCGATGTACAGCGGGTCGGCCTGGCTCAGGCCCAGTTCCAGCAGCTCGGCCGCCTCCGAGACAACCAGGATGCGGCCGACCGCCAGCGCGTGTGCGCCCAGCACCAGGATGTCCGAGAAATTCTGTTGCTTGATCGCGGTGGTGTTCAGGGAGATCGCCACATTGACGATCCGTTCAAGGTTGGCCATGCGTGGCTCCAGTAAAAAAGCCGCCAGCAAGGCGGCCAGGTGGCAAAGGGGGGAACGGCCGCGCGCTTACGCGGCGGGCGCGACCGATTCGATAACAGGCACGGCCGCCAGGCTTGCAACGACATAGCGCACGCCCAGCTCCAGGAGGCCGCGCTGCTCATACCGCGCGCCCTCGCGCAAGACGGGGATGTTCTGCAGGCGGCCTCGCTCAAAGACCGCCAGGCCAAGGGCTTCGGCGCGCTCCTCGAATGCGGGGTGCTGCAGGCGTAGCTGAAGCGTGTCCAGGCCGTCATAGGCGCCGGCGCCGAACCCCTGCAGCTCCACCGTGGCGTCATTGTGTTGAGATATCAACGCGTTGCCGTCCTCATCCACCTCGCCCTGCTCGGCCCGGCTGGCCTGCGCCCAGCGCACCGCCATGGCGATGTACGGCGGCGCCGGCCGTGTGCCGTTCTCGTTGGCAAAGATCACGGGGATGCCGGCGGCGGCCGCATCGATCAGTTCGAAAATCGCGTCTTCCGGTGTCATGGTTGTCCTGCGGATGTATGCGCCGATGGGACTATCGCGCCCGTGCTTGCACGGTCTGCGACTCGGCGCCGCCCTCTCCGGTGACCTGGATTGCCCGGCCGGACCCAGGGAGAGACCCTGCGGACGCTTAGCCCCGTCCGCGCCCGGTCCAGGTGGCCGGGGTGTGCTGGGAATTCTGTTGTTCCTGGTCGGCCAACAGCACAGCCAGGTAGCGGTAATGGGGAATGACGCCCGACTGCCAAGGCGCCACGCCCACCAGCAGGTATTCACCCGCTAGCGGCCCCGCGCCCCAGACCAGACGATCGCCGCCGGTCCAGTCCTGGCCGGCCACGCTCAACAGCTCGCAGGTGTAGATCCGGACGGCCGCCCGTATGCGGCGCCCTTCGGGAGTCGCTTGCAATTGCTCGTAGTCGCCCACCTTGGCCGGCTGCACCGAGGCGGAAATGGTTCTGTCGGGAGCGGGCTCGCCCTCGATCCAGCGCCCGCGTTCGCGGCGGCCGGACAATTGGCCACGGATGACATGCGGCTTTCGGAAACTCACGCCACTACACCTTCTGGTATCGGACAGCGTTCACCAGCAGCCCGTGGTCGATCAGAGGCACGTCGCTCCCCTTCTTGGCCACCGTCGATTTCGCGTTGGGCTTGGCCCATTCCTTGGAATGCTGGATGTGCGCCTTCTGGTGCTTTTCAGCGAACGTACCCAACTGATCCAGGGCCTGCTCCACGGTCAGGCTGCCGTCTTGGACGGCGCCCGCCATCCGCTCCATGGCCATGCCCAGCACTTCGCCATTCTTCTCGGCAAAGTCGCGGATGGCTGGCCGCGCGGGGATGTGCTCGGTGCCCAGCTCGTTCCAGATCGCGATATCTATCAGCTCGATCCCCGTCTTCGGGTCCCTGCCGGCATCCCGCTGGATGCCAAACTCGACGCCGCGCCCGTTGATGGCCTTGGCAAGACGCGCGTGCGCCTCCAGCCCCTTGTCGATCGCCTTAACCGCCACGGGGAATGCTCCTTATGGTGGCCGCGCCAACCTTGCAGATGCGCGCCAGCCGTTGGTACCTGTCGTAGAAACCCGCCGGGTCCTCCGCGCCGGCCACTCGGCCATAGACGCGCTGCAGGTCGCCTTCCTTCTCGCTGACCAGGCCAGGCCTGGCCACCACGCCGTCGGCGTCCGCTGCGCGCTGCGCCTTGATGCCGTACAGCAGCCAGGCGGCGTACCAAAGCTGTGCCTCGTCCTGCAACTTGGCGGGCAGGCATGCCGGCCGGTAGTCGGCGGCCATGGCCAGCGCCCGCTCCTTGTCCGGCGCCGGCAAGCTGGCCACCACCGGCGCCAGGAAATCCAGATCGTCGATGGTGGCCGCCATGCTTACGACTCCTGCGAGCCGCCGCCGGCCGGCGTATTCCCGCCGCCTTCGCCCGGAGCGGCAGCCTTCAAGGCCTCATACAGGCCCTGCAGTTCAGGCTTGGAGGCCGACGGCGAGTACTGGGCGCCCTGCTCATCGAGCCAGGCTTTCAGCTCCTTGACCGTGGACGGCTCCTTGTCCGCCTTCGCCGTAGGGGTCAGCTTGTCACTGCGGCCCGGCTGCACAACCGCATCCTCGCCAGGCGGGTCCGTCTCGACCAGCAGCTCGCGGTCGATCAGGTCCTGGACGCCACGGTCCTCGGGATTGACCCACGCGGCGCGCGTCGGCGCGATCACGGTATGGCCACCGATGTTGATGACCGCCTTGGTTCGGTTTTCGCAATACAGCATCAGATATCTCCCTTCGCCATCGACAGCGGGTAATACACGACCACCCCGCCTACACGCGCCAGGCACGGCACGACGAGCTCAAGGCCCCGGGCCTGCGCCGCCAATTGGTTGAACGGCATCGGCAGCTCCATGGCGAGGTTTTCCTCGCTGTACTCGTAGGCCAGGATCAGATCCTTGCCGTTGGCGCCCGCCCCCTTGAACTCGGCGGCGCCGATGATCTGCAGGCCGGGATGCTTGTCCAGGAAGAACTGGCCCACGGTCTTGCCGTTGGAATCCGGGACGCGGCGCGAAAAGATGCGGCTGCGCTGCTCGGTCGGCATGACGATGCGGGTGGGCGTGTGCACATCCTTGGACTGGTTGGTCACCGCGTCGTAGATCATGTCCAGGTCGGCCAGGATCTGGTCGGGGGTCGTGGCCGGATTCAGCCAGTCACCGTGCAGCCCCACCACCAGCGGCACGTTCGGGTGGTTCACCAGGCCGTACAGGCCGAACTTGCGATCGCCGATCAGCGCCATCTGGTTCAGCTTGATCTCGATCGCCTTGCGGGCCGCCATCGACTTGCGGGTGGGCAGGTCGCTACGATTGGCGGCGGCCGCCCGCAGCTCCATCACGCTGTAGCCGTAGGAGTCGCCGATGTTCTTGATCTGGGCGATCTTCTCTTCGCCTTTCACGTCCGCGCGCGGCAGGTCGTCGGCGTAGTTGGCGACAATCTTGGCCATGCCGACCTCGTCGTACATGAAGTACGTGAAGGTCTCGGCCCACTCGGGCACCTCGGTGGAGATCGGCACCAGCGTCAGGCCCACCATGGGCGGCAGCTTCTTGTCGTAGGTGCGCGTCTTGATGTAGTCCAACTGGCGGGCGCTGAAGAGACCTTCGTCCTCGCGCATGCCGGCCAGCGCCACGACGATCTTTTTTACGGCCGGCAGGTCGGCCTCGTCGTAATGCTCGTGTTTTTCCATGCTGATTCCCAATGAAAAAGACCCCTATGCGGGGCCTTGGGGGTGATTGCGGATGATGGCGGCTGGATCAGGGCGCCGCCGGGGCGGCAAAGGGCGCCAGCAGTTCGATCAGGGCGACCTTGCCGCCGGACACCTCCACCGCCCCCGACCGGAAGACGGCGTTGGGCACACCGGTAGCGCCGCTGTCCGATACGGTGCCGTCAGCCGCGCAGCGAACCCGGCCATCCTTGGTCACGGCGCCACCAGCCGACACCTTTGCCCAGCCGCGGCGAACGCGCAGCACGCTCACCGCGTCAAACTCGCGGTAGCCCCCCTCGCGCGGGATGGTGTGGGTGTGCAGCGCCAGGCCGCGAATGTGCGAGCCCGGGCCCGCGACAATGCGGTCGTCGGTGGTGTCGCCCACAATCACGCCCGGAGCAATATCGCCCGCAGCCGCGTAGGTCTCGACGTCGTCATAGCCCAGGTCTGCCTTCATGCCGGCGTAGGCCGGCTCCATGCGGTCATCGTAGATGGCGGGCATTATTCGCCTCCTTTCTTCAGGTTCGCCAGGTAGGCCGAGCGAGCCGCGCTGGCCGATTTGGGCGGCGGCGCGCTATCGGAGCGCTGCTGCCGGGCGGCCGACGGGTCGCCGCCGGCCAGCTCGCGGCGCTGGGTCTCGACGGCATCCTGGCGGCTCTTGGCTTCGCCCACGGCCAGGTCGAACGCCGCCTCGATGTAGCCGTCGGACTTGTCTGCCAGATCGGCCGAGTCGCCGCGAACCGCCTTGATGACGCCCTCGCGCAGCGCGCGGTCGGTGCTGTCGGCTTTGAATGCCACCTTGTGCTCGGTGGCCACCGTCTCCAGCTTCACGCGGGCCAGGGCCGCGCCCTTGGCGTCCTGGCGGGCCTGCTCGATGCCCTGCTCCGCCTGGTCCGCCCGGGCCTTCTCGGCATCGGCGCGGGCCGCCTCGGCGTCCGCCTTGGTGGTGGCCGTTTTCAGGTCGGCCCGCAGGCGGTTGATCTCCTGTTCGACTTCGGGCGCGGCGTCATAGGACAGGCCGTTGTCGAGTCGGATCTTGACCGTGCTCATGTCATGTTCCTCATCGGTTTTGGTTACGGCGTCTGCCGCGTCTAGATTCAAGCGCGCATTGCCTGCGCGCCCACGTTTCACCACGGCGAGGTGGTTGTATCGGATGTGCCGCTGGACGATGTCATACGGCTCGCCCTGCGGCGATACCCCGGGGGTTTCGTCCAGCTCGAGCTCGTAGCCCAGCGACAACTCCTTGTTGCCGGCGTCCACGGGCCCGGTATCGAAGATCTGGATGTCGCCGACCATGTTCTGGCCGTCCTGGCGCCCAGCGGACAAGGCCGTGCCGATCATGTGCTGGCGCACGTTCTGGGCGTTGACCTTGCCCGGGTGGCCGTCGGTGATCGGCTTTCCCCGCAGGCTGGCCAGGGAGTCGGCGTTGAACACCTCCTCGGGCGGCCGGTATTCCCGGCGCACGCGGCCCGCGCCGTCCCGGTATTCGAAGACGCCGGTACGCGTCAGTATGGGCGTGTCGACCAGGTAGCCCTCGTCCGTGCGGGTCGCCTTCAGCGGCGCCCGGTCATATCGCATCACCATGGGATTTCCTTCAATGAACAATGAGGGCGTCCAGATCGTCGAGGGCCGGCAGGATGGCCTCGGCCCAGCACCGGCAGCGGATGGGCTTTCCCGGGTGGCCGTCCGACGGCGGGTCGTCCCAGTTGAATTCCTGGCCTTCGCGGTCGACGTGCTCATCGCGCTCGCGCTCATCCAGCACACCCCGCCACCGGTACTTCTTGACGCCGATATTGGTCTGTCGGTACTCGGTCAGGTTGCCGTTCAGCTTGCCGATCTGGTCGCGGGCGATCAGTTCGGCGCGCTTGCGTGGCAGCTCATAGGTTTCCCGGATCTCGCGAGTCATGTCCCGCAGGGACGTGCCCCTATGGACGGCGGCAACCACCCGGCCGTGCAGCGAATCCAGGTATTGCTCCGGGATGGACTTGATCAGGCCGATGTTCTCGGCCTCCCAGGGACGCAGGATGCGAGCCAGGGCCGGCTCGGCCTTGAACACGTCCACCCCGTAGGCGCGCCGCAGCATCCGGTGGTACTGCTCCTTGTTGTATCGCTCGACGCGCTGGAACACCAGCGACGCCAGGCTCTGCGCCTTGCCATCCGGCACAGCCGCCGCCTGCAGCGCCGCCATGAAGGCTCGGCGTAGCGACTCGAACCAGCCGTCGTCGCCGGCGGGCGTGTTGCGCAGGTCATCCTCGCGCAGCACCCGCGGCAGCTCGGGTATCACATACCGCTCGACGGCCAGAATGGCGGCTTGTGCAGCGGTCCGCAGCGCCCGCGCGTAGTCCTGCTCGTCGCCCAGCGGGTAGCGCCATTGCTTAGGTGGCCGCGGCGTACGACGTGGCCGTTTGACCGTTTGCGTCGGGAACAAGGCCATAGAGCCCTTCCTTTTTCATGTAGCGCATCGCTTGATCCTGGCTGAGCCCGTTGTCGACGGCGGCGCTCAGGGCATCCATTTCGCGGGCCGAAGCTTCGGCGTTGGCCTTGCGAACGTCGGCCTCTTCCTTAGCGGTTGCCGGCTTGAGCGGTGGCCAGGTGATAGACCAGGTCTCGCCCTGCGCGGTACCAGTACCAGCCAATGAGCGTTGCGCCCGGATCAACGACACCAAGCGCTCCAGCGCCGGGTTCAGCTTCACCTCGCGACCCATGGCCACCGCGTTGTAGAACCCCTCGAGGTCTCCGTCGCCGGTGGCGTTCAGGCCGGCCGCTGACCGACCGAAAAGCACGCTCACCGGATAGCCGGCCTCGGCCGACACCGAGATTTGGAATTCGGCCAGCGTGTCCTTGATGCCGCCCATGTCGGAGCTGAGCACCTGGTAGTCGTCTTCCGCATCGACGGCCACGCCGTTCAGTGCGTTGCGGGCGGCGTCGACCATCTCCACGCGTTTGCGCACAACGGATTCCATCTCGGCCTGGATGGCGCCGGCCAGGCCCTTCATCTTATGCACGGCCTGCTGCTTCTTCTCCATCAGCCGAAGCGCCCAGGTCAAACCCTCGCCGTAGCGCCGGATCGCCCGAAACGCCCGCGCCGCTGCGGGCCGCCCCGCCCAGGGAATGCCCTTGCGGTTGAGCTGCGCCGGCAGCGGGTCGCCCGGCACTTCGATCAGGCGGCTTTCGTGCACCAGGAACTCGGCCGAAGGCACGCCCGCCGCCTGCACGCGCACGCGGTAGATCTCGGGCATGCCGTAGTTGGCCTCTTTCGGGTTGGAATAACGCCTCTCGGTGGCCGAAACATCGTCCAGGGTGAAGACCTTGAGCTCCAGAAGCGTGTCCAGGGCGTCAAGGCTCAGCGGATCACGCAAGGCGCGCCCGTCCTTGGCGACGATCACGATCGCCCCGCCGCCGGTCAACCGCGCCCAGCGCCATGCATCAGCCAGCGCCGGCAGCGCCTTCAGCCGATCCAGCTCGTCGCGCACCCGGTCGTCGCCGGCGATGGCCACGCCGCGCGAAACCGCGGTGTCCGGGATCATGTCCACGACCCGTGCCGGCAGACCGCCCTCGGCATACATCGCCAGGTCATCCAGCGCGCCGAGGCCACCAGGCAATGCGTCCAGCATGCCCGGCCCCAACAACGCCGACAGATAGCCGTCTTGGTTCATCATGTACTTGCTAGCGCCATGAAGCGCCCTATGTCGCTGCCCGCCGTGGCGAGCATGTCGTTGATGGCGTCGACCATGGGGTCGACCTGGTCGTCGTGGGCATGGCTATCGTCAGCGGTGAAGGCCTCGCACTCCGCGATGAAGTCGTTCACCCAGGGCGCTTCCTCGGGAATACACACCAGCCCCGCCTCGAGGTAGCTCTGGACGTCCATGACCCGCGTCAGCTTGTCTTTGTCCCGGGGTACACCCTTGACAGGGATATGCCCTCCGGCGGCGATCTCCTGGACCAGCCCGGTACCGCTCGACTTGTCCTCGATGAGGAACTGCCGCAGCGGCGCGGACAGCTTCGGATTGAACGGCTTGTGCTTGGCCCAGAAGTCCAGCGCCCGGCGCTTGAGTTCCGGCGCCTGCCATTTGCCACGCAGCAGATCCAGCAGGTACAGCTTGCCGTCGTCGCCCAGGCCCCAGCATTCGAAGACGCTGTAGTCGTTGCGTTCGGCCGTCTTCTGGGCAGTGTCGGCAAACACCTTGCGCGCGACGAGCCGCGGCGGCACCGCGTACCGGCCGAACCAGGCGCCCTTGATCAGATCACCACCCAGCGGCGCCGGGCGCTGCTGGTACTGCGCCGAGAATACGTACCGGCTGACGCGTGCGCCCTCCTGGTCCGTGCCGGCGCCGGCCTCCATGGCCAGCAGATCCGCCAGCGGCTCCTTGTAGGGCCAGTAGCTGAAACGCCCCTTCTCGTCCCGAACGCTGCTGTCGACCTTGCCCTGCAGCTCGGCCGGCAGGCCTGCCACATAGGCGTCGTCGATCAGCGCCGGAATGACGACCTGTTCCCAGTCCGGCCCGAGGTTGCCGGCCTCGATGAAGCCGGTCACGTCCTCCTGCGCCAGGCGCTGCATGATCACGATGATCGGCGTGTCGGGATTGGCCCGACGGCTTTTCACCGTGGCGATCAGGTCGCGGTTCGCCTTGGCGCGCCGCGGCTTGCTGTAGGCGTCGCCGACCTTGAGCGGGTCGTCGATGACGATGGCACCCTGCCACCCTTCCATCATATGACCGGCACGAAAGCCGGTGATCTGGCCGCCGAGCGACACCGCGTACACGCCGCCGGCCTTACGGCCATCGACCTCGATGTTCCAGCGCTTCTTGCTTTTCGCGTCCGCGGCGACCTTCAGCGGCCACAGTTCCTGGAACTCGTCAGACTGAACCAGCTCCTTGGCCGTCTGCGAATTCAGCAGCGCCAGGTCGTCGGAGTAGCTGATGTGCAGGAACCGGGCGCGCGGGTTCAGCGCCAGGCCGCGGGCCATCAGGTTGATGGCCACCAGTTCGGTCTTCGACGAGCCCGGCGGCACGTTGATGACCAGATTCTTGATGCGGCCGTCGATGACGTCCTGCACCTTCTGCGCGATCAGCTCGTGGTGCCAGTTGACCCGGAACTTGATGGCCTGGCGGTGCTTGAAGAAGTACCGGCTGAAGAACAGGTGGTCCTGTTCGCATAGCGCCTTGGCGGTGGCGCGCAGGACAGCGGGATCAGTACTCGCCTTGCAGCTTGGCGACGGCGGCGGCGACTTGTCTTTCATCCACCACCACCGTCTTCTGTTCTATCGGGCCGCCGCCGGCGCCCGTGTGCTCCCGCTTGTTCGTGAATGCGCCGCCCACCTCCTTGGCGGCCTGCTCCAGCACGCCGGCCGCGCCGATGACGTTGCCTCGGCTGATGTGCTTGTCGTAGATCCTGCCGAGCTGCCGCAGGCGAAACGCCTGGTCGGCGATGGGGATCTCGGCCACCTCTGCCCGGAACCGCGTCCGCGTGTCGTGAAACAACTCAACCCACTTCTTGGCCAGAGCCTTCCCCGCCACCTTGGTTGGGTCGTACTGCGCTACCTGCATGCGCGGCACGTCCAGACCGAATTCTTCCTTGACCGCCTCCGATACCTGGCTGGGGGTGTCCCAGCAGGCTAGGGCCTGGACGATATAGCGTTTATGCGGCTCCTTCAACACAGCCATGTCGGACTCTGATAAAAAGCTGAGGTTTCAAAAAGGAAACAAAGATGTCTATCGACTTGCTGTCGTTCCTCAGCGGAGGATTCGGTGCTGCCGTGGGCGGCGCACTGACAATGCTAGCGACCCATATGAACAATCGCAGCACCGCGGCTCGGGAAAGTGAACGTCTGAAGGCCGAGCAAACCAAATACCGAGCGGATCTGATCCGTTCCCGAGGTGAGGAGCTGTATGAAGCTTTCGACCGCTGGGCCTCCAACATTCGCAACTATTACCTGGTCCAGTCGGTCTGGATTGATGGCGGCATGACCACGACAGACGCATTGTCATATATGGACAGTCACGTGCCAAACGACCAGACAGTCCCACGCATGACCGTATGCATCACTGCCTACTTTCCTTCAGCCGAGCGCCCCTTTCTAGATCTGCTCCGGACGAGGGGCCAGCTAGCGTTTCACCTTACCAACTCTAAACGCTCGATGGAGGCTGGAGTATCTCCCCACAGCGAGCTTGTCGCGGCGACAGAACTAATAAAGGACGGGATTAGAGAACTAGATCGGCTCGCCGATGAAGTTCGCAGCTTGACGTTGGCCAGCCTGCGGGCCCTATAAGCAACAGCCGCAAGGCCTGTCCACGCTCAGCCTGGCCCAGTACCACGCGGCCGGCCTTCTCGAAGCCGGACGACGCCCAGAGGAACGCTAGGTCGGCGTCAACCAAGTGAGCGTGGTCAGGATTATGAAGCGGCCCGTCCGCGGCGAGTATCACTCGTTCAGTCCATTCCAGCAGCTGAGGCGCCGGCGCCAGCAAGCCGCCGGCGGCTTCCGCTCGCGCCAGCCATTCGGCGGGCGGCCTGGGTCGCTCCTGACCCACCGATCGCGCCCGCCTTGTCTTCATGCTGCGTCTCCGCGATATTTCGGCTGACCTTGCCTCGCGCGCTGCAGACTCCTGACCTTTCGATCCGTTCTCCGGTCGCTGACTGGGTTGTCGCCGCTGGCGTAGACGTTGGGGGCAAGGAGGGACTCATCCACGAAGCGGCGCTGTTTGTCTGTCAGCGCCATATTTGTTCCTTGATTGCGTGCATCCGATTACCCGTCCTGGCGAGTTGGACGCGGCCGAACTCCGGTAGAATTAGGATTCTGTTACATTCTTCGGGTGCATAGGGGCGGAAATGGCAGGGTTGATTTTGCAGATCCAAGCTGAGGCACTAGAGCCGTCAGCCTCAGTGTCAACGCTGCTTCGAAAAGTGAAGGTCGCGGCCGTAAAGCTGAACGTCACAGACGCTCTGCCCTGGGTCGACCTAGAACTATCGGGCTACTCCAGCGATGGAAAGGACAAGAGCGACCTTCCAAGCTATAGGAAGCTTATGGGTACGCTTCGGGTCAAGAACCCGTATCACGGACTGCAGCCGCTACATTTCGGCAATCCAAAACATGCTCGGGAGTTTTCTAAGGCAAACATCGGGCAATCTCTACCGGAACTTGAAGCGGTTCTCGCGACGCGGGACGAAGGGCTTCAGTTCACTCTATCGCCGCACGTCGCCAAGATGTTGATGGACTCCATGGACATCGCGCTGGAACCCGTCTTGCTGCTTAGCCGCGCCTCAGTAGCAGGGATTGTTGAATCTGTGCGCAACCTTGTTGTCGAATGGAGCCTCGAAATGGAAAAGGCCGGGGTCCTAGGAGAAGGGATGACATTCAGCCAACGCGAACGAGACATCGCCGCCCCTGCAACTCAACAGTTCAACATCCAAAACCTCGGCGTGTTGGGGAACGTGACTGATCACGCTCAGGTATCAAATCACCAGACGGCAATCAAGGGAATTGACCAATCCGCTCTGCGGAGCATGCTTGATCAACTGTCAGCCCTCCACGCGCAGCTACCGACGCCCACGCGCGAGAAACTTATACCCGTCGTAGCCGATTTGCAAAAGGAAGCGATTTCAGCAGCCCCTGATCAGTCAAAAATCCGGGGCCTGCTCCTATCAGCGAAAACGATCTGTGAAGGCGCAGCGGGGAATCTTGTTGCCTCGGGGGTTGTGGCAGCCATCACCAGTCTGCTTCACTGAGAAGGACCGGGCCAACGGCACGGAACTTCATTTCTTGAGGGCGCAAGAGCCCGCACGTATTGTGATGGTTCTTGAAATGGTTTACCAGGAACCGATGTTATGACGGGCCACCAGTACTCGACGTGAACACGGGCCCTCGCCTCGTCCCGGGTACTGGCGATCTGTCCGCATTCCTCCAGCGCCACCAAGACTCGCCACACGCCGGTACGCAGGACTGCCCGCTGCCGAGTATCCGCCCGGGGATCCACGTAGTTGATGATCTGCTTCATCTTGAACCTGCGGCCCGGGTAGGCCGCGAGCAGGTCGATCACTTCCTTCGCGTACTTCACGCCAGCCTCCTTTCAACTCGATCCCGAAACAACCCCAGGTACAGCTTGTATTCCGTCTCCCCCAGCGATATGCCCGTGGTCGATTCGATCCAGCGCCGGGCCGCAGCAGCACGTTCCGAGGCGGTCAGCTCGCCAAACAGGGCATTCTTCTGCGGGTACTCGGCGATGATCACCATGCGCTCATGCCAAGGAAGCACGGCGTGCATCTCTTCCACCGCACGAGCGTGGTCCAGGTTGATCGGCCGATGGTCGTCCTCCCATGGCACGTAGGCCTGCATATTTCCGACGGTACCGCCGGACCAGGTCCACCGCGCCCAGTTCCATAGAAGATCGTCACCGGTCAGCTTTCGCGCTTCACGCGGCATTCTTTACTCCTTTCAACAACTCAATTTCACAGCCTGGCTGTATCGGGCGGGTATAGAAGCTGGCCCCGGCATGCGCATACCGGCTGGGAAGGCGTCGACGTCGAGCAGGCGGTCCATGGTCAGCCCCCTTCCAATTAAGTTACATTCCAATCGCATAATTTGAATTGGGGATGCGAGGGTGGAACGCAACGATTCTTGGGGAAAATCGGCTTTGGCGTGGTACGTGAAGCTCAGCCCGTGGATAGCCAGCTATCTGCTTGTCCTCTTCGTCTTCTTCTACATCGGCGTCCTCTTTGTAGATGCAGAAAAATTCTTGACCAGCGGAGCCACGACGGGATGGGCCGCGGCGATTTCGTCGGGAGGTGCGGCAATAGTCGCACTGGCCGTTGCTCTGATTTCTCAACGACAAAGCGAGAAAGAGCGCGCGGAGGACCGCGAGCATGACGACAAGCAGCGACACGACGACCGCACGTTCGCGGAAGAACAGCGCGCCAAAGCCCTGACTGAGATTAGGGAAGAGCAAGAACGCACCAAGCAAGAAAACGAGCGTCGCCAAAAGGACGCACGCGGAATCGAGCTTTCTGCATTCGCGGGGACTGCAATCATCGCTAATTCCGCAATTAGCGGGATGGTCGACATTCTGGCCCGGCCTGAGAGGGCTTCTAGCGAGTCTCATGACGGCCTGCGCGCCAGGTGCAACTCGACAATCAAGGGATTGAGCCAAGTACCACTGAAGACAGCGTTTGAGTATGAACCCAGGCTGGGCGCTCACCTTTCTTATGTACTCGACTACTTGATGGTGATCGAGCTTTCGAGCCGAGAATGGACTCCCTATCACATTGGGATTGTGAAAGACTATGTCGACAGCGTGGCTCGCAACATAGAGGTCGTCCAAACGCTGCTCATGGATATCCGCGCGGCATATAGAGACGCTCATCTCACTGCTCATGATCGATAGTTGATAGCCTGAACAGTATTCTTGGTTGCGCGTACACATGGGGGTGCCCTGGTTTGGATTGCTTATGCGCTGCGCTCCTGCACCACGGCCCAATGCGGGATTTTCAGGGCGTCGTTGTCGGACTCGGGACGAAAGCCGCGGGCGGGCGCTCGTGGCTCCATCGCAGCCGTGGGCGTGGCATTGCATCGCCTCCCTGGCGAGCATGTCACCCATCGGGTCGTAGGCATCCGAGAGGTTCTGTGAAGTCCTCATGTCAAGTCACTCACCAGATCCACGGCCCTGAACCAGCTGCCAAGTCCGGTACCGGCCGATGCTCCCGCCTGGTCTCCGCGTGGCTGTGGTGACGCGCATTCGTCGCCAAGCACTCGCAGCATCAAGGCGCCCAATGCCTGCGCGGTCACCTTCCCGCTCGCCGCTTCCGCGAAGTCCTCGCGGTTGTGCCGGCGCAGCCAAGGAATCACGCTGTCCGGCACAGGCTGGCCTGGCAACGCCGCCTTCAGGCGCCCAGCCAGGATGAACAGGCTTCGGCGGTTGTGCATGCGAGCGGTGATGCCCGCCTGCTCCGCGTAGGCCGTGCCGTGGTGCAGGTGGCAGTACCAGTCGGACACCCCGGTCGTGGTGTCGGCGATAGACCCGGCCAGCATGCAACCCCTGACGCAGCACATGCCGTAGCCCTGGACGGGGTTCTGGTGGCGGGTCACCGCAGCGGATGCCTCGGCGTAGCTCATGCGCCTCGCTCCTGCTCGTCACGCCGGCGACGCAGCTCGGCGAAGATCCGGTCCTTGAAGGCCGGGTATGACTCGCCGCCACGGGCGAACATGCCCAGCTCGCGGCCTTTGCGATCGATACCGCCGTCAGACAGCCACCACCGGTCCGCGTCCTGCGCGGGCTTGTCGGCGACCTTATCCGGCTTGGCGGGCACCGCCTGTGCGGCTTGGCGCGTCCTGGTCAGCACCTTGGCCAGGTACGCCCAGGGTATCGGCTCCGGGGCCGGCTTCGACTGTCGCGCAGCCTCAACAGCCGCCAACGCTTCGCCCTCGGTCAGACCTTTTTCGACCCATTCGCGGAAGTCGGGACGGCCTGGCGCTACGTCAACGCCCTCGGCGCGAAGTCGCTTGGCCAGGACGCCGCAGGGGGTCGGGTCGGGCAAGTAGCCGGGCGAGTTATCCACAACCGGAGGCTCGCGCGCGCTACCCCCCCTTCTTTTATATATGTCCCTGTCCCTGTCTTAGCCGTGACACCCCCGTGACTTTCCGTGTGACTTCCATGAGGTGTCACAGTGACAACCTTGTGTCCCTCCGTGACGACGATGGATATTCCGCGTGACGCCGCGACTTCGCGCAGGTGTGACGTACTGGTTCCCTTGGCCGGCAGAATCACGCCAACGTCACGCAGCGCCGCAAAGAGCAGCTTGCGGTCTTCCCGCTCCTCCCGCTTGCGTTCGTTATCGCCATCCTTCGCGGCCTGGTGCTCCTCCCGTTTCGCCATAGCCTTGATGGCCTCCTCCGCGATCACCGGGTGATAGAGCCGCCCGTCGGAGCACTTCACGAAGCCGCGCAAGGCCATGTCCTTCACCTTGCGCCAGGCGGACAACTCCTTGCCGGCCAGGTGGGCCAGGATCCTGTCATCGTCGGGCAACGACGCGGCCGGCTCCTGGTTCCAGCTCTTGCACCACAGCCGCAAGGCCGTCTTGAACTCCTCGCCCGAGGAAAGCGCCATCATGTCGCTATCCAGCAAGCGCTCGGTGTGCAGCGGCATGAACGGCAGGCCGCGCAGGTTGCAGTCTGGCGGCGTCAGCGGCGCAGGTAGCTGCTCAAAATCTGTCATAGGCCACTCGCACACGTGTTGGGGAACACGAACCTAAAGGTGTCGCAGCCCTGCCGCTCCAACGCCATGAGCTGGGTGACAGTGCTATCCTTCCCGCCGAAGCGAGATACATCTCGCAACACCCTCTAAACCGGACCACTCGATGTTGACGAAGACTGCGATAAAAATTGCCAATTCGAGCGACTTGCATCGCTCGCGACGTCTGACAAGACTCGAATTTTCTGTCGCGGCGGTCACGCTTTTTTGGATCCTGCCGGTCCTCGCATTTGTCGTCGTGAGTTGGGCGCCCGTCTGGACCTTCTTCAAGAGCCACCATGCCGCGATGGCACCTTGGGTCCAGGCGATCCTGAGTGCCTTGGCGATCATTGCAAGCGCCTGGATAGCGATGAGCGTTCAGCGGCGAGATCACAAGAACCAGCTCAGGGGGCCAATAGAGGTTGCAATTGAAGTAGCCCGCTACAGTAGGCTGGCGGTAGAAAAGACTCTGGACAAATTGGGATCGTTGGAAGCCATTTACGACGTGGCTCAAGGCAAAGAGCATTTCGATGTAGACGGCATCACTTTGATGGCGAAGCTCGCCACGGAGCTGCCGGTGTATGAGCTGCGAAATAAGGATGCGGCTCGCCACATGTTGAGCCTTTCCCACATGATGAGGCAGTTGGACGCCTTGGTTCGCGATACGCTGGCCCATCATCGCCAAGTCGATGCGAAGGCATTCGAAGACTATTGCAATTCCTTGATCGGGATGCACGAAACCGCGAAGCGGACGGTTAAGGGGCTGAGAGAGGCCCTCGACACAATATGATGGGACACTCCATAACCAGCGCAAAAAAAGAAGTTCACGCCTCATGCTCCCCACCCAAGATACCGAGCTCCATCTCAACCTGGGATAAGCGCTGACGATCGCGAGAGCGATTCGCCGGGTGGGTGCCACGACAATCGCCGAGAGCAAAACACACTGTTCAATTAGGAGATCGATTTGGATAACCCCGTCTATCGCTCCGCCATGGAAGGCCTGCAGGAAATGTATGGGCCTTTGTCTGGATGGCAAAGCAACGTAGGCGTTCGCACCAACACTTCGCCGAAGGGAAAAATCACCCTTTATCACGATCGAATCGCCCCGGGGAACAAGGCCGAGCTCGCGGTCGATCCTGAATCGATGGCCCGGGCAACCAGCCAAGGCAAAGACGAAGCCGAAGCATTCATAAAACAACTGGCGCAGTTGACGGGGCGTGCCACCCTGTCCCATGCAAGGTACAAATGGCCGCGGATCGGCTTGGCTGTGGACTCCGACGTCGAAGCAGTTTTGGAAGCTCTGCAAACTCTGTTCAATGACGTGCCCTCGGACGCCATCTCTTCGGATCCGTCGCCCAGCTACTGGTGGGTGAGCCACAACCAAATGCATCGCCGAGAGCTCAGCGGCGGCTATATCTGGTGTCCCCAGACCAAGAAAGGCGGCGGAGCAAGAGAAACCTGGACCAACGTGTCCCGCGTGCGACGGGGAGACATCGTCTTTTCCTACGCAAAGACGAAGCTCCAGGCTGTTGGCGTCGCGCTTGGAGATGCGCAGGAGGCAAGTGCTCCCAGCGAGGCGTATCACTCGTGGAACGATGCTGGATGGCGCGTGGAAATCCAGTGGGAGGCGCTTGGATCGCCCTTGTCCCCTAAGGAGCACTGGGATGAAATCGGCGACCTTTTTCCCTCTGTCCATTCGCCACTGCGCGAGGATGGCGGCGGAAACATGACTTACCTGGCCGCGCTTAGCGTACCGCTGGGCTTGAAGCTGCTCGACCTGATCGGCATGACGGACGACGACGCCCTCGCGAACGTTGATCGCGAGATGGTCAAGGTGTCTGGTGTCGATAAGACCGAGGTTGAACGGGTCTACCAGGCGCGTATAGGCCAAGGCACGTATAGAAAGAACGTCATGTCCGTCGAACGCTCCTGCCGCGTAACGGGTATCAGCAATGTGGATCTGCTCATCGCGAGCCACATCAGGCCGTGGCGTCAAAGCTCGAACCAGCAACGTCTCGACGGCAACAATGGCCTGCTTCTCTCGCCTCACGTCGATAAGTTGTTCGACTCGGCTTGGATATCGTTTTCCAATCAGGGAGAGATCCTCGTTGCCACCAGAGAGGTCAGAGAGGTGCTCATCGCCTGGGGCATTGACCCAGACATGAACGTAGGACGATTCAATGAGCACCAAGAGAAGTACTTGGCCTACCATCGGGACGTCCTTTTCTCGGAAAAGGCCAAGCAACCAGCCCGGTCCCCGAGGCCGGGCAGCACTTGAACCGACGGCCCCATCCAGGCCGACGTCCGGTGTTGCGCTTCTCTCATGCTTCTCAAAGAGACGCAGGCCGTCGACCAACATCGGCACCGTAGAGTAAAGACAATAGCTGCACAGAAAACAATCCAACCCTCACGTAGATCCGCCACCAACGATGAAACTCGACCGTGTCGTACAGAAAGTGATTCTGGATACCCTCGCCTCGCGATATCCGGACTGGACGCGTCTTAACGCGCTGCTTTCGCATCTCGACTTCAACCTCGAGCAGCAAAACAAATTGGCCAATGTCTACTATTTGGAAGGTCACGGGCTTGTGGAGACCAAAGGGAATCCAAAAGGCACGGAAGGCCAGGGCCTGCGCATCACCGCAAAAGGCCTCGATTTCCTTGAAGATGATGGCGGAATCGGTGCCATCCTTGGCGTGGTGACCATCAAGCTGCATGACGACACCATCAAGCATTTGATAGAGGCCAAGATCCTGGCATCCGATCTCCCTGCGGAGGAAAAAAAGCGATGGACCGATCAGCTTCGATCTCTGCCCGCCAAGACCATAGAGCACCTGGTCATGAAACTGGTTGATAGGGGCCTTGATTCGGGGTCCGGAGTGCTCGCTACCTTGGGCGCCTACCTCGGGATTTCCCAGTAGGACCCCAATCAACTCTTTCCGAACCGGCCCGATGGTCGGGGCAATCGCAACTTGAACATGCGCCAAAAAAACAATGGTGCGACTCACAAGTCCGATGCCAGAGTTGCAATTTCCGACGTCAAGCATGTCCGCCCCATCCCTGGTCGAACACATCGGGACAAATCCGCAACGTAGAATTGCCAACCAATTTGGCGGCCAGTTCCAGCCATATATGATCGGGATTCCCCAACCCCAACCATATGTGGAAGGAACTGACCATGACGACACAAACAGGACTCCAACGCAGAATCCTCGACACGCTGGCACGCGTGAAAGTGGGTACACCGAGCGCTCCAGCCGATACCGAGACGGCATGGGAAGAAATACAAACGTTCGCAGGTGACGACGAGGTCATCGCAGCTCTGCTGGAGCTCGAAGAGAAAGGCCTGATACGCAGCGGCGTAACGCGAGGAGTGGACGGCGAGTGCGCCATAAGTACGGGCGTGCTGGCCATCACGGATTACGGTCGCCAAAGTCTGGCGCGCTAAATTTCTTCCCCCAGCCGATCACGAGGTAGCCGAATGGTCGGCTCCACTCCGTCACACCGGCTGGCGGGATCGCGCCAGGAATAATCTCGGCCAACTCATATGTGAATCGCCCTGCGGCATCGCCAACGGGGCGAAAGGTGGCATAGCCAACGTGATTGCCGGCGCCGTCACGTAGGCGCATGCCCAACAGCGTCGGGGCTTCAGGGCGCATTTTCGGCCCCTCCAGCACCAAGCGAACGCCACCGCGGCCGGCAGGCTCGAGCCAGGCGTTGATATCGAGGTCAGCGTAGGTTCGGAATTCACGCATGGCAGGCTCCTTGCTGCGAATGGGCGCCCTGCCCCTCCCCCTTAAACTGGCTGCTCTCACACGAACCGTTCTTGGGAAAGGAGCTGGGCATGGAAAAATCGGCGCGGCAGCAGTTCGACGACTTGCTGAAGGAATCGCACTTCTTCAACGATTCGATCAACACCGCGAAGCGAGCCGCTGGATACGCGGCCGGGCAGATCCTCGGCGCCCTCATCGAGGGGGATGTCGCCATGTACGAGAAGCTCAAGCGCCTCATGGCCGAAGACTTCCAGCGAGACTCGGATCAAGGCCCGAGCCTGGATAGTGCAGCTCGGCTCGTTCTCCATGGAATTCAGCAGGGACTCGATTCGGTTGCGCGTCCAAGCGCGCGGCTGCAGCAGACGCGACAGCGATCAGCTGCGAGGTTGCCGGGAAAATCGACCTCCGACTGAGCACAACCATCACCAGCGCACACTGCATGGCGCTCTTGATCTGCGCCGGCCCGGAGGCCTTCGTGGCCCTATCGCACCCGTATCCGGCCAGGTTACGCATGGCTCGGCTCCTGCTGGGCCGCCGCCCCCGCCGCCAGTTCCGGCCAGAGACGCCCGAAGTCATTGGGCCGCAAGTCTTGGCGGCGGCATTCACCATCGGTGATCAATTCAATGTCTGCAGCGATCAGGCCGGCGAGCTTATAGCCGTATGCGACCTGGCGGAGATACCCCACCGAGGTGCCGCGCTCACGACAGCGCGCCTGCGCTTCCAGTTTGGGGGTCTTCCGCAACCACTGGAGCAAAGGCTCCACTGGCACTCTTGTTCGGGACAGGGGTTGTTGGCTCATCCCAAAACATTACCGTAGGGTAATTATTTTGACAAGAAAAATTTACCTACAGGTTGTTTACCTGCGGGTAGCTGTCAGGCAACACTTCACACCATGGAAATCGACGATATCTACGCAGTCCGCCTTCAGCGCTTTCGGACCCTGATGGACGACCGGTTCGGCGGCAAACAAGCCGCGATCGCTACTGCGGTAGGCAAGCCAGCCAACTACGTCTCCCGCATCATCAGCGGGAATAAAAAGCTGGGCGAAGAAATAGTCCGAGAATTCGAGACATCCCTGGACCTTCCCGCGTATTGGTTTGACGGGCTCACCGATATAGCCGCCTGGCCCTTCCCTAGCGTCAGCCGAGCGGCCTATGAGTCGCTCACTCCCGAACAACGCCGTGGCATCGAACAATGGGTTGCTAGGCAGGTAGAAGCATTCGGCGACACGCACACGCCGGGCGCGGGTAACACCAAGAAGAGCGCCTAGGTGTCGACCGACGGCAGCATCAACGACTTCAGTCTACGTAGATCGGTTCCCCTGCAAGGGTAGGCTCGCGCTGCTGCGCAGCCGCGTCCTGAATTGCGTACCGCAACTGAACGATCTCTCTGCGCGTCAGAAAATCTGGCATCCCAATCGTGGCCAACAGCGCCAACGGGCCGAGCACCACTCCCCATAAGAACCAGCACGCTCCGCATGCCCCTTTGGCATTGGCGATGTGATGCGCCAGGAAAGCCGAAACGAACCAAGAGGCCACCAACAGGATGGCCCAGATCGAAGTAAGCAGAAACGCCAACACCGCCATCTCACTCTCCTTGGAAGCTGAACCGCCAATGGGGAAGCCAATCGTAACAGATTGATTCTTAAATCTCGTCCGCTCTCCTAGACGTGGGGAAGAGTCCTACTTTCGCTTTCCACCAAGATTACCTACAGGTATTCCTTTAATATTTACCTACAGGTAATTTTTTAGGAGACCACCATGGAAGTTACCCAAACCGTCAGCGCATGGCTGACGCCCAGCAGCCTGATCTCGCCCGACGAGATCACCGATCCGAACAAGGTCCGCCTCGGCGACCTGTCGTACACCAACCTGGACATGACCGATTGCGGCTACACGCTGATCGGCAAGGCCCGTATCACCCTGGCGCTGCCTGATCGCGACCGACTGATCGATTCCAAGGTCGCGTCGATGCGCGCTGAGGTGAAGAAGATCCGTGCCGAGGCCGAAGCGAAGGCCAGCCACATCGAAAACCAGATCAGCAACCTGCTGGCGATCGAGCTCAGCCCAGCGCCGGCATCTGAATCTGACCGCTCCGAGGGGAACTGACATGTCCAACATGTCTATTCCTACCCCGTGCGGCACGGCTGCGATCCTTCGCGTCTACAACGACGAGGAACGGCGCGCAGAGCTGATGCAAGACCTCGGCGCCGACGTGCATCTGGCACTGCGCCGCGATCAGTTGATCCACCGCGAATACGACTTCAGCCAGCGCGCCGCAGAAGCGCTCTACGCCGCGACCGAAGGCAATCAGCTGGCCGAGGACGCTTTCGCGCTGGTGGTGCGCTCGGCCGTGGCCCGCGACCCGCTGGCTGTGGTGGGCCTTCTGTTCCGTCAGTGGCTTGACCTGGCGGTCCGGCAACTGACCGCTGATCTTGCGGACCGGTGCGAAGACGGCCAGCGCGTGACCTTCGGGGCTCGCCAATGACCACCCTACTCCTGTTCATCCTGGGCGGCCTGTGCGCCGCTTATCCCCTGGGCCTGCTGGGGGATGCCTGGATGGCCTACCAGCGGAGGTCTGCATGATCCGCCGGCTGCGCAATCTCTGGCACCGCGCCCGCCTTTCCGGCCGTGACCTGGACCTCGCCGGCGTCGCCGCGATCTTCGCCGGCGCGGTGGTGCTGCTGGCTAGCGGCATGGTCGGCCCGACACGGGACGCCCACTCTCCTACTCCTAACGCCCATGACGGGCGTCCGACGGCATACGCCGCGAAGGACTGATCGTGAACGCTATTTCTGAACCTATCGCCCTGGACCGCACACACTTCCTTGGCGGCACCGACATGGCCGCGCTGTACGGCGTCAGCAAGTGGAAGACGCCCCTGCAGGTGTGGGCCGAAAAGACCCATCGTGATGCCTACCGCGAAGACGACCCGGCCAAGACGAAGGTCCTCAACCGCGGCAAGCGCCTTGAACCGGTCGTGGTGGCCATGCTGCGCGAGGACTACGGCCTGGACGTTGTCGCCGTGAACGAACGCTACACGCACCCCGACCACAGCTTCCTGTCGGTCGAGATCGACTTCGAGTGGCGTGTCACCGAGCAGGCCCTGGCGGCATTCCCCTGGCTCGCGCCGCTCGAGCTGGGCTCGATCCAGAACGGCGAGGTCAAGACCGTGCATCCGTTCGTCGCCCACGAGTGGGGCGATATGGGAACCGACGACGTGCCGATTCACTATGCGGCGCAGTCCATGACCGGGTTGGCCGTCACCGGCCGCGAGGTGTGCCTCTACGCCACGCTGGTAGGCGTGGATGACCTGACCTTCTACGCGGTGCGCCGCGACCAGGAAACGATCGACGCGATGGTCGCCAAGGCCGTCGACTTCTGGACCAACCACGTCCTGACCGACACCCCGCCGGACCCAGAGACGTTCGATGACCTGAAGTTTCTCTACGCCCGCGACAACGGCCAAGCGATCGAGGCAACCGACGAGATCCTGGCCCAACTCGCCGAATTTCGCGAGCTCGGCGACCAGGCCAAACGCATCGAGGAACGCCGCGACGAACTCAAGTTCGGCATCCAGACGTTCATGGAGCCCAACGCCATTCTGACGGCCAAGGGCGAGCCGGTGGCCACCTGGAAAAGCCAGTCCGCCAGCCGCCTGGACGGCAAGGCCCTGGCGCTGGCTCGCCCCGATATTGCCGCCGCCTACCGCACCACTTCCGAAACCCGAGTCTTCCGCCTGAAAGGAGCGAAGAAATGAGCGCATCCAAATTGAAAGCCGTGGCCACCGGCCAAGCACAGTCCCAGCAACTGGCCAGCATGAAGCCGAAGGACCAGATCGCCCACCTGCTGGAAAAGCGCAAGGGCGAGATTCAGAAGATGCTGCCCAAGCACCTTTCTGCCGACCGCCTGCTCAAGGTCGCGCAGATCGCCGCCACCACCACGCCGGCCCTGGCCGAATGCGACATCCCGTCGCTGGTGGGCGCCATCGGTCAATGCGCGCAGATGGGGTTGGAGCCGAACACCGTCCTGGGCCATGCCTACCTCGTTCCCTTCAACACGAAGCGCAAAGACGCCGGCGGCAATGAGCGCTGGGTGAAGTCGGTACAGGTGATCGTTGGCTACAAGGGCCTGATCGACCTGGCCCGCCGCTCCGGCCAGATCGTGAGCATCGCCGCCCACGAGGTCTGCGAGAACGACACCTTCGACCTGGTGTACGGCCTGGACGAGAAACTGGAACACCGGCCGGCTATGGGCGAACGTGGCGCCGTCACCGGCTTCTATGCCGTGGCGAAGCTCGTAGGCGGTGGCCATGCCTTCGAATTCATGAGCCTGTACCAGATTGACCAGATCAAGGCGGCAACGCAGAGCAAGGGCGCCTACGGCCCCTGGAAGGACAACTTCGTGGAGATGGGCCGCAAGACCGTGATTCGCCGGCTGGCCAAGTACCTGCCGCTGTCCATCGAGTTTCAGAAGGCGACGGCTCTCGATGAAATGGCCAGCAGCGGCCGCGACCAGCACCTGGACGACAACACGCTCGACGGCGATTTCATCTTCGCCCAGCCCGAGCCTGGGGCCGACCAGGCAGAGGAAGGCGATGGCGCGCCGCAACAGCTTGCCTATGACCCGGCACCCGTGCTGGCGCAGATCACCAGCGCCACGAACATCGACGCCCTGGACCTGGTCGCCGACGGCTTCCGCGACGCGCCGGACGAGCACTACGACGCGCTCAAGAAGGCCTACGACGCCCGCCGAGCGGCGCTGGATTCGGCCGCTTAACCGTTCTCCCGGGGCGGCGCCTCACCAAATGGAGGCAACCCCTGGCGCCGCCCGCCCCATTACCCAGCTATCTCAAAACCCATAGGTGACCACGTGGGAGCATTTTGCGTATACGGAATGACCGAGCAGCTCGCGAAGAAAGCCGCCGAGCGGGCTTGGCAAAAATATAAGGAATCCATGACCGCGGATGTTCGCGCATGCCTGCGGCCATCTGACCAGGCCGACTGGATCAAGGTCAAGACGGAATACCACCTGGCCAAGGGCAATCCTGTGCAGCTATCGGCACCGTTCGATGCGCCACAGCTCGCCCGCGAGTTCATCAAACTCGCCGCGGCCACTGGCCGGACCTCCCGGCTGTGCATCATGCAGCGCGGCCCGAAGCTCGACAAGCACGGAGCGCCCCGTATCAGCAAGGCCACCAAGCGCCCGATGATCACCTGGGTTCCCTATCCGCGATAGCGCACACGACGTATCACCTATCCCTATCGGAGCCTACATGGCCAAGAAATCCAAAGACGTGTACGGCGCGGACGGCCAGAGCAATCTGCTCACTTTCGATCCCGCCAAGCTGACCCTCGTCACAGACGAATCGAGCCCCCTCTATGACAAGCGCGTGCATCTGCCCGTGAATGAGGCACTGGCCCGCAACATCGACTACCAAGGAGTGCTGGAGCCGGTGGCGGTTTCCAAGAACCCCGAGACGGGCGACACCGAGGTCGTGTTCGGCCGGCAGCGCGTGAAGGCCGCCGTGCTCGCCAACCAGTGGCGCCGAGAACGCGGTATGCCGGAGCGACTGATTCCCGGCATCGTCTACACCGGCAAGCGCGAGAACGCCCTGGACGCGATCGTCAGCGAGAACGAAGCCCGCACCGCCGATACGCCGCTGGGGCGCGCCGAGAAAATGCGCCAACACCTTGCCTTGGGCAAGGGTGAAGATCAGATTGCGGTCATCTACAACTGCTCAGTCGCCACGGTCCGCGACACCTTAGCCCTGCTGGATAGCCCCAAGGCCGTGCAGAACGCCGTCGAGGCAGGTCAGATCACCCTGACCCATGCCAAGGCACTGGTGAAGCTCAAACCCGATGAACAGCGCGCCAAGGTGGCCGAACTGGTCGCGGCCGGCAAGAACGCCACGCCCCACCAACGAAGCCGCAAGCAAGCCGCGGTGATGGGCGAGCGGCCCCGCGTGAAATCCCGCAAGCAGATTATGGCCGCGTTGGAAGCCGCCCAAGGCGACTATGCCGCCGCCCTGCGTTGGGTGCTGGGCGAAGAAGGGCGAACGGCATGACCACTCAATCGTATTGGAGCGGCCATGCCCCCGGCTACAGCCTTGCGGTCGAGAGAGCCTTTATCGCATTCCGCGCAGCCGAGGAGGCATTGCTGGAATCCCTTAAACGTTCCTATCCCCTAGATGCCGAAGTGCGTGTCGTCCATCACCGCGGCTCATTCCTCGGCGTAGTCACCGGTTGGGATGTGCGGGGAGTGCGAATTGTGGTGTGCAACAAAGCATCCGGGAAGTGCGCCAAGTGGTGGGCTGCGCATGTCGAACTGGCCACCGAATGGGCAGAGCCGGATGCCGGAGGCACGACGATGGGTAGAGGCACCGCCTACCGGAAAAACCAAGGAGAGCACAATTGAGGCTAGCCCTGTTGAGCTATCCAATCACGCCCCACTCGTTCGGCATTCTCAACGGCGTCGAGCAGATCGTCCGTCACGCGGTTTCCGCCAAGCCGCGCCTTCCAGTTGCTACGAGCCTCATTTGGCTCGCCTTCGAACACAAGCGCCTCACTCATGATAGAAGGCAACCCGACGACCGGTACTTGCATCCAAGCTCTCGCAAGTATCGTGTACCGCCCATCCGACGATTTGGTTATTCGATCAAGGCTTTTCTTCACCGGGCTCTCCGAGTCAAAACTGAATCCGAGGTTTATTCCTGGTCTAGATGTGGCAGTGGCACAGGTGAAACAACGTACGTCATGCCGTTGTTGTCCTGCTTAAGTACGAATCCATACGTGAACTCCACCTCTACGGCCGGAACCCAAAAGACCACTGGATCGTTTCGAAAATCGCCTTCCCATCCGCGGTCACGCGCAGCTACTTGGGCACTCGACCAGCTAGCACGAAATTCAGCCACAGTCGGACCCGATAAATCCATCGTGTGGGGAGCTACGCTAGCCCTCGCCTCGTCTCCTCCAATTCTGGCTGCGGTCTCTTCCACCGATGCCAGGTGCTCCCAGCCGAAATCAATTGGGCCTAGCTCATATACGTACCAGGTCATAGTTACTCCTCGGTCTGTTGTGCGGCAATCGTACCCCACCGCTATGGGAGTGTCAGCATGAGTGCGGCCCCGAATCAGAACAGCGCCGCCCTGGCGAACATCGACTATCTGATAAGCGTCGAGTGCTTCCACACGGCAATCCAGCGGCACGACTACCTGGAGGTGGGATGCTCACACTCACACATGAGGAGCTAATTGAACTTACAGGGAAGGCGAGAAAGTCAGGGCAGATTGAAGCCCTGAGATTTTTGTCAATCCCATTCAAGATCCGCCCGGACGGCACGCCAGTTGTTCTCCGGGCCGCCATGGAGGCTGCACTAGGCCATGCGACCAAGAACCAAGGACCGACACCTCCCCGCGTGCGTGTACCAGAAACACGGCGCGTACTGGTACGTTAAGGGCGGAAAGTGGCGCAAGATCGGCGCCGATCTACACAGCGCGCTGACAGAATATGCACGTATCGTCTCCGCCCCAAAGGACGGCATGCCGGCATTGATCGATGATGCCCTCCCGATCCTGACACGAAACGTCGCTGCCTCGACTCGCAAGCAATACGAATACTGCGCAGCTCAGCTCAAAGAGGCTTTCGTCGACTTTTATCCGAACCAGGTGCGCCACGGCGACGTGGTGGAACTGCTTGACGGCTACTCTGATCGCCGAGCCCTGGCCAACCGAATGCTGACCGTCCTGAAGCTGGTCTTCCAGTGGGCCTTGGACCGGGGCCGGGTAGAAGCTAACCCATGTGTCAGCGTGAAGCGCTTCGTGCAGAAGCCGCGAGACCGGCTAATCACGCCCAAGGAATACGCAGCCATCTACGAGGGCTGCCCACCTTGGCTCCAATGCGTCATGGATCTTTGCTACCTGACCGGCCAGCGCATCGGGGACGTGCTGAAAATCGAAGACAGCCACCTTCGCGACGAGGGGCTGTACTTCGAACAGCAGAAGACAGGAAAGCGCCTGGTGGTCGCGTGGACACCGGAATTGCGCGCAGCGGTGCATCGCGCCCAGGAGCTCCGCGTAGCCCCGACCAGGACGCCGTACCTGCTCGGCGGCCGCGGTGGCAATCTCCGGCTCCATTCCAACGTCTGGCGCATCTTCAAGGATGCGGCGGTCAAGGCCAACGTCCCCGACGTCACCCTGCACGACTTGCGGGCAATGGCGGGCACGGACGCGGAATCCCAAGGCATCGACCCGAGCGCCCTGCTCGGCCACTCGGATCCCCGAACGACCCGGATCTACCTGCGCGACAAGCGGCCCAAACTTGTGAAAGGCCCAAGGCTGAAACCTGTACACAGCTAA